AACACTTGAAACAAGTGTGTTCTTAGGGCTTCAAGTCTGTTGTTATATTTAATCGTTAATGTCTCGATAGAAATATCGTTGTACATTAATGGATTCTTTTTCATCAAGTGTTTATTGAATTTTACTTCAATTTCCTCGATGAATCCTTTCAGCACCGTTAACAGTTGGGCATCCAATGAAGGATTCCAACTATGTCTGGTTAACGAAGAGGCTCCGGTCAATTGACCGGCGCTTTCGATACTTCCAGGAAGGATTAAGGTCAAGATAGTATTTCTTACTATTTGATTTAATTTGTAGAAAGGTTTATTTAGACCTCCTACTACCTTATATCCAAATCCAGCAATAATCATTGCCGAAGGAAGACTTACTGAGTGATGATTCATAAAAGATACTAGATTTTGGATGCTTGTCAAAGCAGCCGCTAGATCTCTTATGGTGATAGGAGAAACATCCACATTTTTGTGGTATGTTCTCTTCGCGAATTCAAGAGCTGTTCCAGTCGGAGATAGAAGGGACTTATGTAGTCCACATTCAACTCCGATCTGATTCAAGATAAATAAATATTTATCCTTAACAGCTTTGTTTCCGATCACAATATCATCTCCCAGTACGGCGTACTTTGTGAAAAGTACTCCAACAGGAGTAACGCACGCCATCCACGCAGCAACCTGAACGATGAAGTGATGAGTCAAAGCTAACATTGCCCATGAGGAGTAAGCTCCCATGGGTTGTCCTACAGCATATTTGATTCCCTCTTTCGTTTCTGGGTTATAGTAAGGTCTTTCGACCAATACCTGACTCCAGTACGAACCAATACCGGGCCAGATATAATCAATTATATCGGCTTGGATTGATAGAGGTAATCTATCTGTTGCAGATGATAGATCCAGTGAATACATTTCGGACCATCCAACAGTTCTTTTAAAGGAGCTGTTTGATCAAATGTACCATCCATAGGTAATTTATCTAAGATATTATCAAAGATAAATTTATGGATAGGATACAATGTCCATTGTGTCAAAGGATCTACCATAGCAAAGACTCTCATTTTACCAGCAGCTTCTTGTTTCAGTCCTAGTTTTCCAAGATAGTTAGGTTGAGTTTTATTTAACTTAACTTCTCCGAAAACCCTAAAGTGAGGCGAGAACGACTTAGAGTACCATGGTACTTTAAAGTACCCGGCTAAATAATACAACGCATCTTGCGTTATATGATTTTCTGGAAGACACATTGTCAACCAGGCTCTAATCACAGAAATTCTGTGACTTGACCATATTCCAACTCCTTTCGAAGTTGGAGATTGCGTCAAGATCGGGAACATCTCACTTTGATTAGGATCAATACTATCCATATATGGAAAGTATTGATCAGGACTAGAGTAAGGTCTAAAGGCTTTCGCCTTAGACAATGCTCTAAAGAAGTGTGGTATATATCTTGTCAAGGTGATTAAGAAATCTGGGTTCCCTGTAAAGGGTCCAGTAATCGCCTTAACCTTCACGGGAGATTC